CAGCCGCTGGCCACTACGGCCATGCCTCAGTGAAAGGTAAAAATGCCATCGCCGCTGCGCTCGGCATTGGCGGTGTGGCAAAGGCGGAAGCAGGCGGGGCGATCATGCTGGCCGCTTACGACGATGACTTTAACCTGGTCGCAGTCCGCGCCTCGCTGGTTGGCGAAAACGGGATCGAACCGGGCAAGAGCTACATCCTGTCCGTTGATGGTGCGTTCAAAGAGTGGAGCGTATAATGGTCGCTCTCCCGCAATTCCGCTCTCCCACCATTGACGCGATTTACCGGGTCTACGAAGCGCGGGCCAAACAAGAGCCGGAACGCACCTATCTCGGGATTTCCATTCTGGGCGAAGAGTGCGCCCGCAAGCTCTGGTACGCGTTCCGCTGGGCGCAGCCCCGCGAGGACTTTGACGGGCGCATGTTGCGGCTGTTTCAGACCGGCCACCGGGAGGAAGCCCGTGTCATCGAGGATCTGCGCGCCGCAGGCATCGACATTCACGATGTGGATCAGCTGACCGGCGATCAATGGGCCGTATCCACCGCAGGCGGGCATGTGCGCGGGCATATGGACGGCATCATCTTCGGGGGTGTCGTCGAGGCGCCGAAAGCCTGCCATGTGTTCGAGTGCAAGACGCATTCGGTCAAGAGCTTCAAGAAACTGTTGCTGGAGGGCGTGCAGAAATCCAAGCCTCTGCATTATGCGCAGTGCCAGGGCTACATGCATCTGAAGGGGGTTGACCGGGCGCTTTATGTCGCGGTCGAGAAAGACACCGACACGATCCACATCGAGCGGATCCACTATGACGCGGCGTTCGCGATTGCGCTGATGGCCAAGGGCGAGCGGATTGTTTTCTCGGATCACGCGCCCGCAAAGCTGCATGACAACCCGGAAAGCAGAGCCGCTTATGCCTGCAACTGGTGCCCGGCGAAATCCGTTTGCCATGAGGGCGCATGGGCGCGTGTGAATTGCCGGACGTGCCTGCATGCCGCGCCAAGAGATGACGGGCAGGGCGGCTGGCACTGCGCACGCCATGACCGGATGTTGAGCACGGAAGACCAGCAAAACGGTTGCGGCAGTCACCTGTTTGTGCCGGATCTGGTGCCGGGCAAGCAGATCGACACCGACCCGGACGCGGAAACCGTCACCTATCAATTGCGCGACGGCTCCGAGTGGGTGGATGGCGCGGGAAAGGCGGTGACGGGATGAAACCGCAAAAGAACCCGTTTGTGCCGGTCAGCCAGAGCATGCACCTGACCAAGGCGGACATCGGCACCGCAGGGGATGCTGACCAAACCTTTGCCGGAATGGCGCATTTTGCCGGAACCGGCCCTGCAGGCAAGGTCTGCGGCACCTGCAGGCATTTCCAGGTCAACAACAACAAAACATGCAGCCGGATGCCCGACAGCCGGTTGGGCAAGCCGGCGGTGTGCCTGAAGGCGCGCAAGCTCATGGGGGGGGCAACCGCCCGGATTCCCTCGCGGGCCGCCGCCTGCAAGTATTACGAGGGGACTGACACATGAAGAAGGATGTGACCCTGACGCCTACAAAAATGGGCAACCTGCTGATCGAGCAACCCGGTCAGGAAACAACGGAAATCGCGTTTCACGATGTGCCGGCGCTCGTGGCCGCCATGCTGAGGCGTGGGGACATGAAAGGCGCCCGTGAAGTCTGGAAGGTCGCCTTTGAAAGCAATGCGGCGTTCCATGGTCTGTGTGGGGAGGTGCCGCTATGGCGATAACCCTGCGCCCCTATCAATCCGAGGCGATTTCTGCTGTCCATGACTATTGGGCCACCGAGGGCGGCAATCCGCTGATCGTGCTGCCCACGGGGGCGGGTAAATCCCTCGTGATCGCGGAGCTGGTGCGCGGATTGCGGGAGGCATATCCGGCCATGCGGATCGGCATGATCACGCATGTGAAGGAGCTGATCCAGCAAAACGCGGAAGAACTGATCAAGCTGTGGCCGGAAGCGCAAACGCTGATCGGGATCTATTCGGCGGGGCTTGGCCAGCGCAACCTGCACCGCCCGATCACCTTCATGGGCATCCAGTCGGTGCACAAGAAAGCGGCCGCGCTGGGCGGGTTCGATCTTTTGCTGATCGACGAGGCCCACCTGATCCCGCGCAACACCGCCACAATGTATGGCCGGTTCATCTCCGATTGTCTGACGATCAACGCAAGCATGCCGGTCTGCGGTCTGACCGCAACGCCTTACCGGCTGGACTCCGGGCGGCTCGACAGGGGCGAGGACCGGCTGTTCGACAAGATCGTCTACGACGCCAATGTGCGTGATCTGATCGAAGACGGCTATCTCGCCAATCTGATCAGCAAGGCGACGGTGGCCCGGATTGATACCAGCAAGGTGCATATCCGCGGGGGCGAGTTCAAGGCGGACGAGCTGGAAGCGGCGGCACTGGATGTTGTCGAGGCGGCGGTGGCGGAAATCGTGACGATGGGCGAGGACCGGGCCGGGTGGCTGGCGTTCTGCACCGGTGTCGATCATGCCGTCCAGGTGCGCGATCTGATCCGTCAGGCGGGCTATTCCTGCGAGGCTGTTACGGGGGAGACGCCAAAGGGCGAGCGGGACCGGATTTTGACAGCCTACAAGGCGCGGCAGATCCGGTGCCTGACAAGTGTTGGCGTTTTGACCACCGGCTTCAACGCGCCGCATGTGGATCTGATCGCGATGCTGCGGCCGACGCTTTCGACATCGCTGTTCATCCAGTGCATCGGGCGCGGGCTGCGCAAGGCACCGGGCAAGGGCAACTGCCTTGTGCTGGATTTTGCCGGAAACACCGTGCGCCATGGTCCGGTCGACGCCGTGAAGCCGAAGAAGGAACCGGGCGGCGGCGATCTGCCGGATGAGGAAAAGGTAAAGCCGGACACGGAGCGGGCCAAGGAATGTCCGGACTGCGCGGAAGTGGTGGGGCTGGCAACGCGGATCTGTCCGGGCTGCGGCCATGAGTGGCCCTTTGCCGAAAAGCCGCGCCACGAGGCGGAAGCGGCGTCGGATGCCCCAATACTTTCAACTGAACAGGTGGCACCGCAATGGCTGGCCGTGACGGACACCCGGTTCGAGATCCATCAGAAATTCAGCGCTCCCGACAGTCTGAAGATCACTTATGCGACGGACAAGCGGGACTACAGCGAGTGGCTGTGTTTCGAGCATGGCGGCCGGGCTGCGGGCAAGGCCGGCATGATCTGGCGGCGGCTGGGCGGAGCATTGCCGATCCCCCAAACGACGCAGGAGGCGGTCAGCCGGAAAGGCGAGCTGGACACCGTTGTTGCGGTCAGCGTCAAGCGGCAGGCGCCGGGCTCGAAATACTGGACCGTGGCGGATCGGCAGACGGCTAACGGGCAAGCGATGGAGGCGGCGGAGTGAGTGCGCCTCAAGCCTACTACAACGAAAACGACCTCTACGCCGCTGAATGGCTGCGCAATCTCATTGCTGAAAACCTGATCGCTCCCGGAGATGTGGATGACAGATCAATTGTCGATGTTCGACCTTCTGACCTTGCCGGATACACGCAGTCTCACTTCTTCGCCGGTATCGGTGTCTGGTCCTACGCACTCAGACTTGCAGGATGGCCCGACGACAGACCCGTGTGGACCGGCTCCTGTCCGTGCCAACCTTTCTCCGCGGCAGGCAAGGGAAGCGGGTTTGATGACGAGCGGCACCTTTGGCCGCACTGGTTCCATCTCGTCAGCGAGTGCCAGCCTCCAGAGATCCTTGGCGAACAGGTTGCAAGCAAGGACGGCCTCACTTGGCTCGACCTTGTACAAGCTGACCTGGAAGGAGCGGGTTACGCCTGCGGGTTTGTCGATACCTGCTCAGCGGGCGTCGGTGCCCCGCACATCCGGCAGAGGCTCCGGTTCTGGGCTCAAGGGGTGGAACACTCCGAATTGCCCGCGAAATCACGACAGCGACCAATCAGCTGGCAGGCTCTATGCGAGCAAAAAGCAGCAAGACTTACCCGAAACGGCTTGGCTCACGAATTGGACGGAAACTCCGGTGACGCCGGGGTGCTTTGCGAACAAACAGTTGATCCCGATACCAAAAAGGGCGCAGTTGACGGGCTGGCCGACGCCGAATGCAACAGACAGCACCGGCGCGAGCACGTCGGGCCGTCAGGGCGGCATGAACCTGCAGACGGCGGGACAGCTGGCGGGTTGGCCGAGCCCGACAGCAACGGATGCTCACAAGGGCGGGCTTCCGCCGAGGCCACACGACACGGGCATTCCGCTGACGCAAATGGCGGCATTGGTCACAATCACCCACCCGGTCCGGTTAACGGCTTCTGGCGAGATGCTGACTGGCTCAGCTGCCGGGATGGAAAGTGGCGGCCAGTTAGACCCGGCTCATTCCCGCTGGTTGATGGCGCTGCCTCCCGAGTGGGACGTTTACGCGCCTATGGAAACGCGGTCGACGCTCAAGCGACGAAAGTCTTCATCGAAGCGGTGATGGAGTGCCGGCCATGATCCCCATAATCCAGCTCGAAATCGCCGCATGTGGCCGGTTCGGAGTGTCGCCATCGCTGTTTCATTCCAGCTCGTGCGGCGGGGATCTGTCAGCGGCACGCCGGGTGGCGTGGTGGCTGGCGCACAGGCTCAACGGCTGGTCGCTGGCGTCGATCGCTCGCGACCACGGCGGCACCAACCCGTCAACGGTTATCGCGGCCATGTGCCGGTTGCGCCGGGATTTTAACGAGCACAACAGCGTTGCCCGTGATGCCCGGGATCTGCTGGCCATCTTTCAGGAGCTTGACACATGGCGAAACAAAGCTTGAGCGGCGGGCCGTGCTGGCTGTGCAGGCGCCGCGATGACGGTGTGGGCTACATGCTCAGGCACAATGCCCGGCCTGTCTGGTCCTGCTCGGAACATCTTCATCTTGTCAAAAAGGGACAGGCCATGTCGCAACGGGAATTCGATATCTACGAGGGGCAGGCGCTGCATGATGCCATGTGCATGGCAGCCGACCGGCTCGACCGGCTCGGGACCGGCGATCTGAACGCCCTGAGCGAGGTGCAGGCGGTCGAGTTCTTCCGGGGGTTTCTGGATGACTTCGGCACATCCCTGGCAGACAAGCTGGAAAAGCTCGACCCGCCATTCTGATTTCTCTTTGCATGCGGGGCCGCAGTGGCGAAGCTTGGGTTTACATTCGATCCGTCCATCGTGCGGGTGCTGTCAAATTACGAATTGGCCGTGTCGCTGCATGAGGCGGGTATGGCGGTCTTTCCATGTGATCCGTCTCCGGCTTACAACCCGGACGGCACCAAGAACGATAGAAGCAAGAAGCCATTATCCGGGACCAGTTGGCGATCCGGCGCAACCAGTCACAGGCGCAACATAGACAATTGGTGGCGGCGCTGGCCGGACGCCATGCCGGGCATCGATCTTGGCAAGTCGTCGCTGCTGGTGGTCGACCTCGACGAGGAGGACGGGGTTCGCGGCCAGGACTACTGGGACCGGATTGTGGCGGAAAACGGCGGTTGTGATGCGCCCTATGCGGACACGCCATCGGGTGGCCGGCATGTCTATTTCCGCCAGCCGGACGGGCTGAACCACGGCAACGGGCGGGGCAATCTGCCACCGAAAAAAGAGTGCCCGATCGATATCAGGGGCACGGGTGGCTATGTGATCGCACCGGGCGCGCATCGGGATGACGGGATCTATGAACCGGGAGACGGGGATCCGCTGTCCATTCTGGATGCACCGGTCATGCCGGACTGGCTGGTGGAACTGCTGACGAAACGGCCGGAAGGAATCACCCATCAGCCGCAGAGTTGCGCCGTTCCGGTGGTCTCCGGAGGCCAACAGGAAATCGGCTTCGAGAGCCCGTTTTTCAGGAACGTCAACAGCATTGCCTTGCAAAAACTGTCCGTGTGGGTGCCGCAGATCTTCCCGCAAAGCAAACCGCAGCCGGGAACCGGGGCCTATCGCGTGTCCTCGCGCCTGCTGGGGCGGGATCTGCAAGAGGATCTGTCTCTGGCACCAACCGGCATTGTCGATTTCGGCGTGCATGACATGGGCGATCCACGGGGGGGCAAGCGCACGGCGATTGATATCGTGATGGACTATGGCGGGGCAGGGGATGCTGTTGCCGCGGCCAACTGGCTGTGTGACGTGCTGTCGCTGGATCCGCGGGCCCTTGGCTGGGGCGTGGCGGATGAGGCGGAGATTGCAGAAGGGGCCGCGAGTGCCCGGACCTTGCTGCAACAGGATGACGGCACGATCATTGACCAGTCAACGGGCGAGGTGATCGAGACGCAAGAGAGTGCCAAAGAGGACGCTTTCCCCGATCATCTGACACGGGTGCCGGGGCTGGTTGGCCAGATCACCGACTGGATCGAGGCAACGGCCCGGCGGCCCTCCCGGGTTGCAGCCCTGGGCGCGGCGCTGACGGTGACCGGAACCGTGATCGGGCGCAAGCTCTGCGGGCCGACACAATCCGCCACACATCTTTATGTGCTCAATCTGGCGGGATCGGGTGCGGGCAAGGATCACGCGCTGAACCAGGCACCGCGATTGCTTGCGGCGGCCGGCATGTCTTCGGTCAACGGCCCGGATGACTTCATGTCCCATTCCAGTCTAATTGCCAGATTGACCCGGGCGCCGCTGACCCATTGCGCGATGGATGAATTCGGGGCGTTTATCGCCAAGGTCAACCACGCCAGGGGCGGCCCGCATGTGGCAGGCATTTCCAAGATCCTGCGCACGGCGTGGGGCAAGTCCTTTGCATCGATGACAACGCCGGAATGGGCCAGCCGTCAATCGGAGATCATCCAGGCACCGGCCCTGTCCATTTTGGGTGTGTCGACACCTGACGAGTTCTTCGAGGCGCTGAAGGGCAAGGATGTGATCAACGGCTTTCTGAACCGGTTTCTGGTGTTGCCGTCCAATGGCAGGCCGAAGGACCGTGATCCGCTTGCAGATCCGCGGGACGTGCCGGAAGAGATCGTCAAGCGGATGGAAGCAATGTTTGGCGGCGGCAACCGGCTTGCGGGCATCACGGGGCAGCTTTACGCGGATCCGGCATCGGAGGTACGGCCGGTGGAAGTGCCGTGGGCCGATGATCATGCACGGGAGATTTTCCGGGATTTGCAGACCTATGTCGAGAACCTGCAGGACCGGCGGCCGGATCTGGCGCCGTTTTATGCAAGGACTGCGGAAATGGCCGTGCGCATGGCAACCATCCGGGCAGCCGGGGAAAACATGCTCAAGCCGTCCGTGTCGGTCGAGATGATGCAGTGGGGGCGGGATCTGGCGCTATGGTCCGCTGACCGGCTGGCGAAGGATGCCGGGCTCTACATGGCGGAAACCGACGCGCAGGCCAACGCCAACAAGGTGTTGCGGCTGATCCAGGAGAATGGCGGGCGGATCACGCGCCGGGATCTCTTGCGCCGGATGCAACACACCCTCAAGGGACGCGATCTGGATGATACGATCAAGTCCCTCAAGGAGGCGGAGCAAATCGTGCAGGAGGCCGTGGCATCAACGCGGCGGCCGGTCGTGACCTATTTCCTGACGCGGGACTGAGCCGCTACAGAGCTTCAAGCTCCGGGAACTTCTGAAATTTGATCCCGCTATTGACGATCATGAAGCAGCCAGGGGCATCCTGCAGCGAGCGGACAACCCTGCCATTGTCGATGACAATGCTTGTGTATTTCACGCCAATATACGCGCCGAACGAGTTTTTGGCATTCAGGGAAAGGCAGCCAGCACGGCCGCCACGGGGCGTGTTGTCGAAAAAGTACGAGATCTGAGCATCGCGTATTGAATATGGATCCTTGAAGGTGTTGCGCACGTAATTGACAATTATCCGGCGCTCTTCCGGCGTGGCCGGCTTGGAATGCGCCACCATCTGATCCACCTGCTCTGTAGTGACGCATCCCGCCAATCCAATTGTCAGGATCAGCATGACAAGCAATTTCATAACGTTCATCTCTTACAAACCCAAAAACAATCAAAATATGTTTTGATGATTTCAAAGCCCCGCTTCTGCGGTCAATCGGGCGCGCACTTCACCCTTGTTGTCATTGACCATTCCCGGTATCAAAAAGGCGTCGACGATAATCCATCCCCAAGCGAAAATGAGCAGGAAGCCGCCAAGCGCGCTGCCATTAATGAGAAACACCCATCCGAGCAGCTGAAGAGCCAATATGCTCAAGCCACTCAGGGCGCGCCCCAGATACATCCGGTGAACACCCAAACCGCCTAGAAAAAACCAGCATATATATGCGAGAGCCATGGATTTGGCTTCGTTCGTGACGCGTTGCTCGATCAAGATCCGCTTCTGCGTTTCCTCGCTCATACTCTCAGTCCCCCAAGTTCAAAACACCATCTCGGCGTGACGGTACTCATTACGTTAATCATGGAAAAACGCAACCTTGTGTTGGTTTGTTTCACCTTGATCAGAACGAGGGGCCGATATCGGAATACCGATATCGTATTGGTGCGCGCAGTACCTGCAATCAAAAATGTGCACTCAGTACACCGTGACACTTAGCGTGACACTTTTCGATTTTCCGTGACACTTTTGAAAAGTGTCACGTGACACTAATGGTTTTCGTGACACTTTTCGTGACAGTTATTTCCCATAAAACACAATAAGTTAATATCAAAAAAACCTAAGTGTCACGGTGTCACGGGGGTGTATGGGATTGGATGATTTTTGAAATATTGTTGCGTGAAATGGGGTGTGTCTATTTACGTGCGTGACAGCGTGACACTTATGAAATGCTCAGATTTGACCGTTTGGGGTGGTGGGGTTGCCTCTTGCAATCTCCGGGCAAATCAGGTCTAGATTGAACCGCCTCACGACCGCTGCTGCGACCCACCACAAAAGGCCGCAGCGCATGACATCACATCCGCAGTCCACTCACGCCTCACTGGCGTGGTATGTCGTTCGCACCAATCCCAATTGCGAAGGACGCGCCAAGACGGCAATGCGGGAAGCAGGCTTTGAGCCCTATTGCCCGATGGGACGCCATGAACGCCGATGTGGCCGGGCGCGTCGCCGTGTCGATGTCAAGCGGCCCTTGTTCTGCCGGTATGTGTTCGTTGGACTGGATCCGGCTTCCCCTCCGTTCGGAGCTGTTCGCCGCATAGACGGTGTCCGTGAGTTCGTCGGCATTGATGGAACACCTGTACGGATACCGTGGGCGTGTATAGAGGCCCTGCAATGCGCCGAGGATATGGGTGTGTTCGATTTCAGGCAGTCAAGGCAGGCTATCGCGCTGGAGATCGGGGATGGTGTGGTGCTGGTGTCTGGTATGTTCGAGGGATGGGAGGCATCTGTCGAGCGTGTGCCATCGAGCAAGGATGATCCGGTGCTGTTGTCGGTAGGCTCCATGAAAATCCAGACGCCGCTTGACACTGTTCAGAGATTGGCATAGCTTTTGCTTGTTCGCTCGTTATATGAGCAAACCCTACGGTGTCCGAGTGGCTGAGTTCCACCGGCCGTGTCAGCAGGAAAACGCAGGATCTGCGGAGCTGGCGCAACGGGGTTCTATTGCCGAAGCAACGATAACCGCCATCCTTTTGAGGGTGGCTTTTTTTGTGGGTGGTGTCATGTGACCGATAGGCATTGGCAAGGCTGGTACAAGACAAAACGCTGGCAAAGGCTGAGACGCCAGCAACTCGCTACTGAGCCGCTTTGCACCAAGTGCCAGTCTGAAGGGCGAGTCGTGGCTGCAACGGTCGCAGACCATATCAAGCCACACAGAGGCGATGAGGCCCTGTTTTGGGATGCAGGCAACCTGCAATCACTCTGCACCCACCATCACAACAGCTGGAAACAATCATTGGAGCGGCGCGGCTACAGCCTGGACATCGGTTCTGACGGCTGGCCGGTCGACCCGGCCCACCCCGCCAATCGGTAGGGGGGGTATCAAAAGTTCTGACCCGGGCGTCGGGAGATCGGCGTGTGGGCAAGAGAAAAAACGCTAACACAGTTTTAGGGATCGCGTGCGCGCAAGGACAGCATGGCAAAAAGGCAGCGAATAGATAGCGCTACGGAAGCCGTGAGGGTGATGCAGCAGGCAACGCAAGAGATCGTACCACCAAGCAATGTGCCTCTGGAAGACGAAGATTTGCCTTTCTTCGCGAGCGTTATTGCCGAGTTCGCCCGCTCTGAATGGACTGCGCATCAGCTTGAACTTGCGGCACTCATGGCGCGCACCATGGCGGATCTTGAGCGTGAGCAGCGATGTTTGAGAGACGAGGGCTCTGTGGTCCTGACAGAAAAGGGAACGCCTGTCGTCAATCCGCGCAAGGCCGTGGTCCAGATGCACGCCAGTACGATTTTATCCATGCGAAAAAGTCTTTCACTGCATGCCCGCGCAAAGGAAGGCGAGGCACGAGACGCTGCCAAGCGCCGGAAGCAGGCCAAGGCCATCGAGGATAACAACCCGTTGGATGATGACCTTTTGGCGAGGCCGAACTGACCAAGCCGCCTGACATGACACGCGGTGAAAAGGTAATCCGGTTCATTGAGCGGTATTGCCGTGTGCCTGAAGGAAAACTTGTTGGCCAGCCTCTGGTGCTGGATCCTTTCCAGAAAAAATTCATTCTGGATATCTACGATAATGAGGCAGTGACAGCGCGAGCCTATTTGTCGCTCGCACGCAAAAACGGCAAGTCAGCCCTGATCGCGGCGATCATGCTGGCGCATGTGGTGGGGCCGGAAGCGCGGTTGAACAGCCAGATCGTATCCGGAGCTCGGTCACGTGATCAGGCGGCGATTGTCTTCAAGCATGCCTCCAACATGGTCAGGCTGAACCCGGATCTGGCAGCAATAGCGCGCATCGTGCCGTCATCAAAAAAGATCATCGGATTGCCGATGAATGCAGAATACTGGGCGATTTCGGCAGAAGCCGGCACCGCCCACGGGTTGTCTCCGGTGCTGGCCATTCTGGATGAAGTCGGCCAGGTCAAGGGACCATCCGACAGCTTCATTGAGGCCATCGAGACCGCGCAGGGTGCTTATGACGACGCGCTTTTGATTGCGATTTCGACACAAGCAGCGTCGGACAATGATTTATTCTCGCGCTGGCTGGATGAGGCGGCAACAGCGGAGAACCCGCGAATTGTCTGTCATTGGTACTCTGCCGATGAGGACGCGGAGTTGAACGACGAAGCAGCCTGGAGGGCAGCGAACCCGGCACTTGGCAAGTTTCGATCATTGATCGAGATGCAGCAGGCAGCAGAGCGGGCGCAAAACAGCCCGCAATTCGAGAACTCGTTTCGCTGGTTGTATCTAAACCAGCGTATTGACGGCTCCACACCGTTTGTTGCCAAGAGCATCTGGAATGCTTGCGGTGGCCCGGTTGCGGATATGCGGGGTGTTCCGGTCTGGTGCGGGCTGGATCTGTCGGCCACGTCCGATTTGACCGCCTTCGTGATGATTGCACAGATTGACGGTCTTTGGCATGTGCAGCCGACGTTCTGGCTGCCGGAACATGGCCTGCGGGAAAAGGCAAAGGCAGATCGGGCGCCTTATGATGTCTGGGAGCGTGAGGGTCTGCTGAAGACCTGCCCCGGCGCGTCCGTCGATTATGACTTTGTCGCGCAGTTCATCCGCACGGTCTGCGATGAATACCAGATTGAAAAGATCGCGTTTGACCGTTGGAATTTCAGGCATTTCAAGCCTTGGCTTGAAGCGTCCGGGTTTGACGAAGACGAGATCGAACAGACGTTCGAGGAATTCGGACAGGGTTACAAGTCGATTTCTCCGGCATTGAGAGACCTGGAGGCAGAGCTTTTGAACGCCCGCGTGCGTCATGGCGGGCATCCTGTTCTGACCAGCTGTATTGCGAATACGCGTGTTTCGGTTGATCCGGCAGGCAATCGGAAGCTGGACAAGGCAAAGGCAACAGGCCGCATTGATGGAGCGGTGGCGCTGACCATGGCGTTTGGTGTGGCACCTCTGCAGGAACCGGATGACACGTCCGTCTACGAAGAACGCGGGATACTGTTTCTGTGAGCTTGTTCGATTTTTTCAGGCGTTCGGAGCCGGTTGCGGCGATGGATGCCGTGAGCCCGCGTGTCGAGCCTGTCATGCCCCGGCCGGGAGCCGTGCAGGCGATGGCTGGCGAAAGCGCGGTGTTTTCGGGGCTCGATGATCCGGCGCTTTTGGCCTTCATTCGTGAGGGGTACGGAACTGTCACGGAATCGGGGATTACGGTCACGCCGGAACAGGCGATGAAGAATACCACGGTGTTCCGGTGTGTGTCCTTGATCAGCTTTGCGATCGGCATGTTGCCGTTGCATCTGCGGTGGAAGGCGACGAAGGAAAAGGCCAGCGAGCACCCGGCATTCCGGTTGCTGCATCGGAAGCCGAACGATTGGCAGACAGCGTTTGAATTCCGTTCCCTGATGCAGCAATGGGCCTTGATCCATGGCAACGCCTATGCCCGGATTGTGCGCTCCCGTGGCCGGATCATCCAGCTTGTGCCCATGAACCCCACGCAGGTGACGGTTGAGCAAAAGCTGCTTGGCGGCAAACTGACTTACAAATATGCCCGTGCCGATGGCGGGGAAGTGATCCTCCAGGCGCAAGAGGTGTTTCATCTGCGCAACGGCATATCGCCAGACGGTATATCCGGCATGTCTCTGGTCGAGAAATCGGCGGAAGCCATTGCTTTGGCAATCCAGACGGAAAAAGCGGCAGCGCGGCTCTTCAAAAGCGGTGTCATTGCCGGATCGGTCTTGAAGACACCGGGCAAGCTCAGCCCTGAAATACGGGAAAACCTGAAGGCCAGCCTTGAAGAGCGCCGCGGCGCGGAAAACGCGCACAAATCCATGCTTCTGGAAGAGGGGCTTGAATTTGCCGATGTGTCCGGCACGGGCCGGGATAACCAGCATCTTGAGACCCGCAAACACCAGATCGACGAAATAGCACGCCCGTACGGGGTGCCGCGTCCGCTTCTTGGCGTTGATGAAACGTCTTGGGGATCCGGCATCGATGTGCTTGGCCAGCTCTTTGTCCGGTATGCACTCAACCCGTGGTTTGTCGCGTGGGAGCAAGCCATCGAGCGGGACATTCTGAGCGATCAAGAAGCCGACGAGATCGAGGCGAAATTCAACCCGGGGGCTCTTTTGCGCGGCAATGCCAAGGATCAGGCGGAATTCTTCGCCAAGGCGCTGGGCTCTGGCGGGCACCAGCCCTGGATGAGCACCGATGAAATCCGGGAACTGAGCGACCTCCCGCCCGGTGTTGAGCTTCCAGCCGCACCCGGACAGCAAGATCAGGAGCAACAGAATGAGCCTTCGTGATTTGCCGGAGCTTCAGACTGGCCAGCTTCCAAAAGTTTGTGCTTTTGAGGCTGATCCGGATGCGCTCGACCGCTGGAATGCTGCGGTTCAGGCAAAGGATACGGACAACAGCACTATTTCGGTTCTGGATGTCATCGGTGAAGATTACTGGAGCGGTGGCGGGGTCACGGCCAAGCGTGTATCGGCTGCCTTGCGGGCCATAGGTGACAAGGATGTTACCGTTGAAATCAATTCGCCGGGCGGGGATATCTTCGAGGGCGTTGCCATTTACAACGCGCTCCGGATGCACCCGCACAAAGTCACTGTCCGGGTTCTGGGGCTAGCAGCGTCGGCCGCATCGGTCATAGCGATGGCCGGCGATGAAATCCAGATCGGCAAGGCCGGGTTCCTGATGGTTCACAATGCCTGGACGGTAACCGTTGGAAACCGTCACGACCTGCTTGCCGCGTCGGAGATGCTGACACCGTTCGATGCGGCGCTGGCCGGGCTTTATGCGGATCGTTCTGGCGTTGAGAATTCCAAGGCCTCGGAATGGATGGACAACGAGACGTGGTTCAACGGCGAACAGGCGATTGAAACCGGCTTGGCGGACAGCCTTCTTCCGGCTGACGCGATCACGGAAGACAATACAAAGGCGGAAGCTGCCCAGGGCGTGAATGCAACACGCCGTGTTGATGCGCTTCTTGCCAGAACAGGAATGCCAAGGTCGGAACGCCGTGCGCTTCTGGCCGATGCGAAAGGGGGCATGTCCGGCGCTGCCCCATCCGTCACGCACGACGCTGACGCAATTGCAGCCCTTGCCAAGGGCCTTTTCAAGATCTGACATAGGAGAAGCATCATGACGATGCATACAGCACCCGCCAAGGCGCGGGGCATCATGGCTGTGCGTGCGGAAGCGGACGCTACGACGATTCTGGCCACCCTTCAAAACGATTGGCAAGCCTTCCAGGCTGCGCAGGCGGAGAAGGACAAGGAAATCAACGCCCGGTTTGACGATGTTGTCACAACCGAGAAGATTGACCGCATCAATGCCAGCATTGGCGAGCTTCAAGCCGCGATCGATGCCAGCAATGCGCAGCTGGCAGCCATGGAGATGGGTGGTTCGGGAAGCCGGTCGACGCCGGTTGACGCGGAATACACCAATGCATTTTCGGCGCATTTCAAGGGCGGCGATGTTCAAGCGTCCCTGAACAAGGGAAGCGATACCGACGGGGGTTATCTGGCTCCGGTGGAGTGGGATCGCACCATCACGAACAAGCTGATTGAGGTTTCCCCCATGCGCGGGATCTGCTCGGTCATGCGGGTTTCGGGGACCACCTTCAAGAAGCTCTACAACATGCGTGGTACCAACTCTGGCTGGGTTGGTGAAACCGCCAACCGTACGCAGACCGCAAACGCGCAATTCGAGGAAGGGGCTTTCCCGTTCGGTGAAATCTACGCGATGCCGGCGGCCACCCAGACCATTCTGGATGATGCGGAAATCAATCTGGAAAGCTGGCTTGCCGGTGAAGTTGAAACCGAATTCGCGTTTCAGGAAGGCGGGGCCTTTATTGCGGGCGATGGTGACAACAAGCCCTTCGGGTTGCTGACCTACGCGGACGGTGCTGCGAATGCGGGCCGCCATCCGCTTGGCGCGATCCCGGTCAAGGGCTTCGCCAGCGCAACCGATGTCACATCGGACGAACTGATCGACATGATCTATGCGGTCCCGTCGAGCTACACGATGGGCGCACGGTTTATCATGAACCGCACGTCACAGGGCAAGATCCGCAAGCTGAAAGACGGTGACGGCAATTACCTGTGGCAGCCTTCCGCCCAAGCTGGCCAGCCTGCTTCGCTTCACGGGTATCCGGTGACGGAAATCCCGGGCATGCCGGACATGACAACCGGGGCGATGCCAATTGCCTTTGGCAATTTCCAGCGTAGCTACCTGATCCTCGATCGTGCAGGGGTGCGGGTTTTGCGGGATCCCTACACTCTGAAGCCATATGTGTTGTTCTACACCACCAAGCGTGTTGGCGGCGGCTTGCTTGACCCGCAAGGGTTGGTCATCGCCAAGCAGGCTTAACGACATCGACAGGGGCGCTTTCGGGCGCCCTTTTTCACGTTAATTTCACGGGGTTTCACAAATGACCGCTGCCAAATCGGATCAGGCCAAGCAGCCTGCGAAACCGGAAGCCAAGCCGGAAGCCAAGCCGGAAGCCAAGCCGGATGCGAAAGCAACAGCCAAGCAGAGCCGCACAAAGGAAGACCTTGCGCGGTGCGGGCTGGATGTGACCGTCTTCGGGTACAAGTAATGCAACCCGCCATGCAGCGGCCCAAGCTGGTGACGCCACCGGCTCAGCCTGTCGTGACACTCGACGAGGCCAAGGCGCATTGTTACGTCGAGCACGGCGAACATGATGCGCTGATCACGTCGCTGGTCGCGGCTGCCACCAGCCACCTTGATGGCTGGTCCGGTATTCTGGGGCGGTGTCTGGTCAACCAGCAATGGTCCGTTGCCTTTGGCGGGTTTCCGTATGACCGGTATTTGCGTCTGCCGTTTCCGGACGTGGATCCGGACAGCGTGACCGTCAGTTATTTCGATAGCGATAATCAGGAACAGGTGTTGCCTGCAGATCGCTGGCATCTGGCGGAAATGGCGAGCGGATCACGGTTGATGCTGGCTCAAATGTGGTTCTGGCCATCGGTTTGTGACCAGCCCGATGCCGTCACGGTCACATTTACGGCTGGGTATGGAGCGCTGGGTTCTGATGTGCCGGATGCGATCCGGCACGCCATCTTGTTGCTTGTGGGTCACTTTTACGAAAACCGCGAGGCGGTGACGGTCGGAGTGACCGCAACAGACTTGCCGCTGGGTGTTGACCGGCTGATCAGCGGGTATCGGCGGGTGTCGATCTGATGGCGCGGGCGGGATCCTACCGGGACCGGGTGACGTTTCAGGAAAGTCAGAGTGTTTCTGACGGGGCAGGCGGTCAGACAACTGCCTGGGTTGATCTGGTGACGGTCTGGGGAAACTACCGGGCAGAACGCGGCACTGAGGCCATGAAAGCCGGGGCAGTGCTGGCAGCGAGCCGGGGCACCTTGAAGGTTCGCTATTCCAGCCAGGTGGCCGGGATCAATGCGACATACCGGGCTGTGATCCGGGGCGAGGTCCATGACATTCAATCTGTCATCAATCCGGATCGCAGGTGGCGCGAGCTGGAAATGGTTCTTGTGCGTGGAGGATCGGGTGCATGAGTGAGGTTACCTATCAGCTCGTGTTCAAACTGCCGTGGTGGTGGCGGTTCTATTTTTGGGCAATTGTTTTCTTTGAATGGACCGTTGGTGGCGTTGACCCGGAGAAGGTCGCTGACTTCGTAGTGAAGCACAGCAAGTTTACAACGCAGCCGGTTCGGCGCGTAAAGCCGGGGTCTTCTGATGCCTGACCGGGTTATTATGCGTTCACCCAAACTCGATGCGACCATGGCCCGGATCAGAAAGATTGCGCCAAAATCGAATGAGTATCTGGAGCAGGCAAGCGAGCGATCGGCAAAAGAACTGGCCAAGCTGGCTTCCAGCGCTGCGCCACGCGTTAGCGGTGATCTTGCCGATAGCATCAAGGCAAAGAAGACGGAAGACTATCAAAGCGCATGGGGCGTCTATGCGATTTGGCGCTGGATGTTCACAGAGTTCGGAACCTCAACGAAAGCAGCGCAACCGTTCCTGTTTCCAATCTATCGGCTTCTCAAGAAAAAACACCTTGGCCGCGCCAGACGGGCGCTCAACAAGGCCGTCAAGGAAGCGATGGGCAAATGAGTTATTCGGTTGCCCTGCAAAAGGTGATTTTTCAGGCGATTATGGGAGCTGCGATTGCCGGTGTGAAATCGGTGGTCGATACGCCAAAGCAATCGCCCGAAGCCTCTGATTTTCCCTACATCCAGATCGGCGCGGCGAACAGTATTCCCGATGACGTGTCAGGCAGCGTCGGCACAGAGGAATACATCGATCTGCATGTCTGGTCGCGGACGCCCGGCCAGTCGGAAACAAAGCGCGTTCTCGACGATCTGAAGGCTGTCTTCCACGCGCAGTCGCTGACGGTATCCGGGCTGACCACGGCATATTCTTACGTTCATGGCTGGCGCGTCTTTGATGATCCGGACGGGTTCACCCGTCACGGCGTTCTGACCCTCAAAATCCTCTGCCATACATAGGAGATCGTTATGTCTCAACAGAAAAGCCGGTTGCTGCTTATCGAGATCAGCAGCGGCACCGGATCGACCGACTACGATACGTTGGGCGGTATGAAAACCAGAAACTTTACCCTGAGCTCGGAGCCTGTCGACACAACGACGGCTGACAAGGAGAACCCCGGCGGTCCTGTGCAAAAAACGTCGGAATACGGGACCAAATCCATCACCTTCTCCGGAGATGGCCAGTTCGAAAGTTCTGAGATCATGACACGTGTTGTTTCAGCTCAATGGAATGACGAAAAGATCTCTTGCCGGATACTTGTTCCGGGACTCGGCACCTTCTCCGGACTCTGGATTGTTCCTTCGCTTGAGGTGTCTGGTGGCGAGGTTTCTGACAACCTCAGTTTTTCTGCGTCTTGGGAAGCTGCAGGTAAAATCACATTTACACCTGCTACCACGGGCGCCAGCTCGTGATGCGGCCGGCGAACAAGACACGCGGTGAAGTCGCGTTGAAACTCGGCACGCATGATTTGATCCTGTGTGCCGAGATGGCCCGTATCGAGCAGCTTGAAGAAGCAACAGGGGGCATGAATCTGGTCGCCCTGATTGCAGCGCTTCAAGGACGCAAGATGTCGACCGTCAAGGCGGCTTTGATCTGCCTCTGCATTGAGGGGGACGCGGAAAAAGCCTGGAGCGCTCAATTCCCGGGTGTCACCCATGTCATTCCAGCGGCGGAAGCGGTTCTTGCTGCGCTGGTTCCCGGTGACGAGCCGGGGGAGGCCGACGCCGGGGCGGAGAACGGCTAGACCATTTTCCGATCCGGCAATGGCGCAAATGGATGCCTGCCCTTGGATGGACGCCGGATGTTTTCTGGCTTGCTTCGATCTCTGATTTCTTTGCGGCTGTCGAGGGCTACGCGCTGATGAATGGTGCGGAAGAAACAGGCGGCGGCTTTTCCCGTGATGATTACGAGCGTTTGAAGGCGCAGGTTGGCTGATGGCATCGACCGAAGAAAAACTTGTCCTTCTATTTGAGGCCAAAACGAATCAACTTGAACGCAAGCTCAATCAGATTGAGCGGGCATCAAAACAAGCTTTCAATAACAGCCGTCGCCCGCTGCAGAAATTCAACCGTGATCTTCAAAAATCCCCGCGGCATTTGTCGCGTATGCAAGCAGCCTTGCGCAAATCGGCGCAGTCTGCGGCGGTTCTGGAAGGCCCGCTTGGCGGGATAGCTGGCCGGTTTTCGGCAATCGGGTCTGCTGTTGGCAGTATCAACCCGGTTGTTCTGGGGGCAGCACTCGGTCTGGCGGGGTTCACGGCCGCTGGCGTCAAAGCGGTTAATGCATTTGAAAAGGCCGAGACCCAGTTTCTTGTTACCGAACAGGTGATCAAGGCGACGGGTGGTGCAGCGGGCCGGACAGGTGAACAGATCGAGGAACTGGCGCAGGGCATCGGAATGGCCACCCTTGCCAGTACCACGGAAGCGCGGGAGGCCGCGACCCAGCTTCTGACGTTCCGGTCAATCGCCGGGGATACGTTCGACCGGACGCTGAAACTCTCCCAAGATCTGGCGACTGTCGGTTTCGGTACGCTGAAGTCATCCGCCGTTCAACTCGGCAAGGCTCTGGAAGACCCCGAACAGGGCTTGTCCGCGTTGCGCCGTGTCGGTGTCAGCTTTTCGAGCGCACAGCGGGAGATGATCCGGAATTTCATGGAAACAGGCCGGGTTGCAGAGGCGCAGGCGTTGATCCTCGACGGCGTTGAGCAACAGGTTGGCGGAGCAGGTGCGGCATCTGGCGGCGGCTTGGCCGGGGCATATGACACGCTGGCCGAAGCCACCCAGATCCTGCTGGAAAGGTGGGGCTCGCAGATTGCTTCCGCGCTCAACTTGCGTGACGCAATCATGGGAATTGCCGGGGCGGTTGATGCAGTGAATGCGCGGGCCGGGCTGTCAGGTCAGATTGCAGAGACAACGCAAAGGATAGATTCGACGCGTTCAAAGCTGTCTGATTTTAGGGCGACTGCTGGAGAAGAGCAGAGCAACGGCGGCGTCTTCAATTCGCAAAGAGGAATCATCAATCAACAGGCGGCGCTTGCTGCTGAGCAGGAACTGCAAGACCTGCTTCGCCAGCGCGGCGACCTTTTGCGCCAGCTGGACCGCCAGCGCAAGGAACAAGACAACGCATATGTGCAGGCGCAGGAGGAAAAGGCGCGGGCCGAACAGGAACGCATTACGACTGTCCTTGACGGGCTGAACAAGGAAATCGAACTTGCTGGCAAGTCTCGTGTCGAGCGGGAAATCTCCAATAAACAGGCACAGGCGGGTGTCACAGCGGACAGTGCTGAAGGGCAGGAAATCGAGACACTCGTACGTCAGGCGGAGGCCACTCGGAATCTCGCTGTAGCCCGCGGTGGTAGCGCCCGGGCGGCCGGTGGTCAGGCTGATGCGGTTCAACGGATCATAGATCAGCTTCAGTTCGAGCTTGATCTGATGGGGATGTCCGAGACCCAAAAGCGCGTCATGAACGAGCTACGGTCTGCTGGCGCGGCTGCCACAGACGAGGAACGGGCCGCCATTGAAGCGTTGATCATCGCTCAAGACCAGGCATCCCAACGGCAGCAGCAGGCCGGTGAATTGTCTCAATTCGCAGCCGACATGATGTACAGCCAGTGGTCAGCTCTGACGAGCCAGATCAAGACGGGTAACGAAGCCCTTGACCAGTTTCTGCAGACACTGGCGCAAGTTGCGCTGCAAGGCGCAATCTTTGGTGAAGGCCCGCTTGGCGGCTTGTTCGGCGGGGGC